CTCTACGTAAACCAGAACAGCAGTTAAAAGACTTTTTAGGTTCTAACAAAGTACAACTGCGTAAGTTTTTAGAAAATATCAAAACAACAGATACTAAACTTACTGGACGTATTAACGCAGATACTATTTTACTCAAAGTCATATAATAAATCTTATTTTAAGTATAAATATACAAAAATAGGATAAAATATGTCAGATCTACCAGCAAATGTTTCGCCTGTAACAGGGCTAACAGAATCAAAAAGTGTTGAAAGTAAAAGTCTTTATGACAGCAGTACAGGTACTGGTGTAGGACAGATAGCCTTTGACGCAAATTTACAAGCACAACTTGATACAGTAAGTTCTTTAAGAAACAACATTATTGACTATGTACGCCTAAGATTAGGCGACGGTATGATTGATGTTGAGGCAGATAAAGAACATTTTGAAATGGGTATTGATCAAGCATTTAATAGATATAGACAGCGTAGTTCAAATGCTGTTGAAGAAAGCTATTGTTTTTTAGACTTGTATCCAGAAACACAGGAATATATACTTCCAAATCATATCATTGATGTCAGACAAGTTTTCCGTAGAGGTATTGGTTCAGTAACAGGTACAACTGCTAGTCAATTTGAACCATTTGCGTCAGGCTATTTAAACACTTATATGCTTGTAGCAGGACGTGTTGGCGGCCTAGCAAGTTATGAACTATTTACTCAGTACCAAGAACTTGCTATGAAAATGTTTGGCGGCCACATGAACTTTACTTGGAATAAAGTTACTAAAAAATTAACGCTAGTTCGTAAACAGCCGTACGCAGGCACTTCAGATGAGGCTATAGTAAAAGAATCTGTTTTATTATGGACCTACAATTACAAACCAGACATGATGTTACTCAATGATCCACAAGCATTTCCGTGGATTCAAGACTATGCTTACGCTTTAACTATGATGAGTATAGGTCAAGCACGTGAAAAATTTGCTACTATTGCTGGTCCTCAAGGTGGTACTACATTAAATGGTACTGCGATGAAAGCAGAAGCTCAAGCAATTTTAGAAAGATTAGATCAAGAACTTTCACAATACATGGATGGTGGAACACCTATGTGGTGGACCATGGGCTAATGGTACTCATTAGCGGTTGTAGTTTTTTACAACCTAAACTATTAGATAACATACTTAATAGTCGCAGAATACAAACAAAAAATGTCGCCTGTTCAGGTGCTGGCAATAGATATATTGCCGATAGTATCATAGATCATTATGATGATTCAATTGATTCTGTATATGTTTTCTTCTCAGGACTTCATAGAGTAGATATTACTATACCTAAAGATTTAGCAGATATTTACATTGACAATTATAAATTTCATTCAACATTAAAAAATACAACATATATTTTTAGCGGTGGTATGGTTGGTACCTGGCAAGGTGAAGAAACTGAAACAGATATTAAAAATTTGTTTAAAGATCAATATAAGACATTTAATTTAAATTATCTAGCAGAAAATAGTTTGTTAAATGTTTCTAAGTGTTTAAATTTTTTAAAATCTAAAAATGTAAAGTACAAATGGTCGTTTATATATGATATATTTTGTAACTATGAAAACGAAAGTTTTGGTCATAGCACCGGACATGTTACAAAAGATTTTCATGCTTTAAAGCATATTGATTGGGACAATTACATTGATCTTACAATGTACGAATTTGGTCGAGATCATAATCTTTTGAGTGATGATAAATGGCACTTGTCTGGCAAAGGATGTAATCAATATTTTTTAAAAATACTTGACCAATTAATATAGACATTACATAAAAAGTTTTGTATAATAGTAGTTCAATTAGGAGAATAGTATATGACAAACATCATTGGAATCTGCGGTTTTATGGGCAGTGGTAAAGACACTATTGCTGATTATCTTGTTAACATATACGGATTTAAAAGAGAAAGTTTTGCCAACAGTCTTAAAGATGCTGTTGCGGACATATTCAATTGGGATCGTGAAATGTTAGAAGGACGATCAAAATCAAGTAGAGAATGGCGAGAACAAGTAGATCAATGGTGGGCAAAGCGTTTAGGAATACCCAACCTTACTCCCAGATGGGTTTTACAATACTGGGGAACTGATGTTTGTCGTATGCATTTCAATGATGATATCTGGATTGCTAGTTTAGAAAATAAGTTAAAAAATAGTAAAGACAATATTGTAATTACTGATTGTCGTTTTCCTAATGAATTAACGTCAATTAAGAATATTGGCGGAAGTGTTATTAGAGTCAAACGCGGACCCGAACCTGATTGGTATGAGTATGCTGTACAATTTAATAAAGGACCTAAACGTAATATGTCCTGGGCTTTAAGTAGATCAAGGCTTGAAGAACAAAGCGTACATGCTAGTGAGTTTTCTTGGGTTGGGCAGACGTTTGATAATGTTTTAAGTAATGATGGTACCATACAAGAATTATATACCCAAGTAGATTCTATATTAACTACTTTAACTGATCAGGTACAAGATCCCCACGAGCCCAACCTAAATCAGATTTAGCAATCTCAATTTGACAATTAGCACAAATTGTTTTAAGATTAGCATTGTTGGTATTGTTCATGTTCCCGTCAAGATGAAATACAAAAAAATGCTCTTTTAGAGAACTAGTAAATCCACACTTTTCACATTGTGATTTCTTTTTATATCCACTAAGCAACCAGTTTGGTTTTGGCGTTGGGAGCTTCTTACCTTTTCGGATACAACTATCACATCTGGTTCTATAATAGGTAATACTATTGCGTTTATAGTTAACAGCAACCGGCTTTTTAGAACATATTTTACATATAGGACGTGGTTTCATGCTAATATTTACCATGAACCTTTAAAAGGGCGGTCTAACCAGGTAATTTTTTCCTATAAACTATAAATATATGAAAGCATTAAAACTTTATAAAGTTAGTTATTAAAGGAACATTAAACATGGCACTTATTTCACCAGGAGTACAAGTAACAGTAACAGATGAAAGCCAGTATACACCTACTGCCGCTGGATCGGTTGCATATATTTTACTTGCTACTGCCCAAGACAAAACAACACCAAGCGGTACTACTGCTACCTACACTACAAAAGCAAATGCTGGTAAATTATTTAGTGTAACTAGTCAAAGAGATTTAGTACAAAAATTTGGTAGTATAGAATTTAAAGTTGATTCATCAGACAACCCAATTAATGGTGACGAACGTAACGAGTACGGATTATTAGCGGCTTATAGTGCGTTAGGCGTCAGTAACCAGATTTATGTACAAAGAGCTGATGTTGACTTAGACCAATTGGAAGGAACAAGTATTCGTCCTACAGGTACACCAACAGACGGAACATATTGGTTAGACGTTAGTACAGATAGTACAAACTGGGGTATTTACAAATGGGACGAAGATGGAGTAACATTTAGTCTTAAAACTCCTAGAGTAATTACAGACACTACACAAGTTACTGGAACAGTTCCTAACAGTTCAGTAGGTGCTATTGAAGAGTATGCTGTTGTTGCTACTAGTGCTTCAAATCCAGTTTACTTTAAAGGATATGATAATACATGGGTATTAGTTGGATCAGATGACTGGAAAGATAGAGTTCCAACAATTACAGGTTCTATTTCAAATCCAGCAAACTTGGCAATTGGCCAAACAATGAGAATTAACAATACCAATGTTTCGTTAACAGGCTCAACAGTTACTACTACTGCTTCAGACATTAACGGTGCTGGCATTACTGGTGTTAGTGCTAGAGCAAATGACTTTGGTCAATTAGAAATTTTTGCTAACAGTCTTGCCGCAAGTTCAGGTAACGTTGCTTTAGCAGACGGTTCTGTTAAAATTGAACAAGGTGGAACAAATGGTATTCCAGGAGTTGATTGCTCAATTAGATTAGGCTTATGGGATTCTTATGACAGTGGTACTAGTAAAACAGTTTTAGGTCCAGCAGTAAGTTTTGGTAGTTACAGAGAGGCTCCAGCATGGAGACCTACAGATGCTAGTCCAAGACCATTTGGATCTGTATGGTTTAAAACATCAGCAACTGGCCTAGGTGCTAATTGGGGTGTTAAAGAATATGATAGTACTTTAGCAAGTTGGGTATCACAAACAGCTACACTATACTCAAGTGATGCGGCCGCAGTATATGGTCTAAGTCCAGTAGCAGGTGGCGGTGATTTACCAACAGGCACACTGTATATTAAATATGACACAGTAGGCGATACAACAGGCACATTTAGACTATACCGTAAAGCAATTACAGGTATTACTAAAGTTACAGGTACTGTAGCAGGCGGATCAGCAACATACACTGCTAATGATGTGTTTACAATGGCAATTAGTGTACCAGGTACTGCTAATACTACATCAGCAACAATTACATTAAGTGGAACAACAGCCGCAAGTTTAGTAGCTGATATACTTTCTGCTAATTTACCAAATGTTGTTGCTCAAATTGAATCAAGTGGTGCTATTAGTATTAGTCACTTAGCTGGCGGTACTATTCAGTTTACATACGTAACAGGAACACCATTAACAACAGCAGGTATTATTAGTGATAATAATATCCAAACACTTAGTGGAACAGTTTACTTAGCAAGTCCATTTAGACCATTGACATATACATATTCAACTACAGCACCATACAGTAATCCAGCAGATGATACACTATGGTATGATAGTACAGCAACTGAAGTTGATATTATGATTAATGATGGCAGTGGATGGAAAGGTTATCAGAATGTAAGTAACGACGCTCGTGGATATGATCTATCAGCAACAAACGCTTCAGGTCCGATTATTGCCGCTAGTGAACCAACAGAACAAACCGACGGCGGTCTATTAGTTGAAGGTGATTTATGGTTAGATACTAGTGATTTAGAAAATTACCCAAACATTTATCGTTACAACGGTACAACATGGGACTTAATTGACAATACAGACCAAGTGTCAACAGATGGTATTTTATTTGCTGATGCTCGTTGGGATACAGATGGCACAGTTGATCCAATTGTTGACGACAAAGTTGCTATTTCAGATTTATTAACCAGTAACTATACTGACGCTGATTGTCCTGATTACCAATTATATGCTCGTGGCACTTTATTGTTTAACACAAGACGTTCAGGCTACAATGTAAAACGTTTTGAAAGTACATGGCACGCAGATGCTGACACAGTACCAACAGAAGTTAGTGCTTGGGTATCACACAGCGGTGTAGACAGTAACGGTGTACCTTACTTTGGAAGTAAAGCACAGCGTAACGTTGTTGTTGAAGCATTAAAAGCTTCAATTAGTGCAAGTACAGCACTACGTGAAGAACAGACACAGTTTAATATTATTGCTTGTCCTGGATATCCAGAATTAATGCAGAATATGATCACACTTAATAATGATCGTAAACAAACAGCATTTATTATTGGTGACACTCCATTAGAATTAACCCCAAGTGAAGTAGAAGGATGGATTAAAAATACTAACCTTGCTGTAGATAATGGCAGAGATGGCCTTGTAAGTACAAGTGAATATCTAGGTATTTACTATCCAGCTGGAGCCGCAACAGACTTAGGTGGAGAAACTGTAGTTGTTCCATCATCACATATGATGTTAAGAACAATGATACGTTCAGACAATGTAAGTTACCCATGGTTTGCTCCGGCAGGTGTGAGACGTGGATTAATTGACAATGCTTCAAGTATTGGTTACATTGACACAGCTGACAACAACTTATTTAAGAGTATTGGTGTTACTGAAGGCTTACGTGACATACTTTACGCAGATAGAGTTAACCCACTAACAGTTCTTCCAGGTGTTGGTTTAGTTGCGTATGGTCAAAAAACTAGAGCAAGCCAAACATCAGCAATGGATAGAGTTAATGTTGCTAGATTAGTTGCGTATCTAAGATTGGTATTAGATAAAGTAGCAAGACCATTTATATTTGAACCAAATGATACAATTACTAGAAACCAAGTTAAAGCAGGGTTTGAATCAGTATTAAATGATATTGTTGCTAAACGTGGCTTATATGATTACTTGGTAGTATGTGATACAACAAACAACACACCAGATCGTATAGATCGAAATGAATTGTATGTTGATATTGCTATTAAACCAGTTAAAGCAATTGAGTTTGTGTACATTCCAGTAAGAATTGTCAACACAGGCGCTGATTTAACAATAACATAATATACGTATTTAATGGGAGGAGCAATTCTCCCATTAAGTTAATTAAATTTCGGTAAATACTATAAAGTATTTAAAAAAGGAAGGCAAAGATGGCAACATCATCATTAAGTAAATTTACAGTACCATTAAGTACGAACCAAAGTGCAACAAGTCAAGGCTTGTTGATGCCAAAACTCAAGTATCGCTTCCGCGTTACTTTTGAAAACTTTGGCGTTAGCCAACCTACTACTGAACTAACAAAACAAGTTATGGATTTTTCAAGACCAAAACTAAGTTTTGAAGAAATGATAATTCCAATTTATAACAGTAAAGTGTACTTAGCAGGTAAACCAACTTGGGAACCTGTAGTAACTACTCTACGTGATGATGCTGGCGGCGAAGTTTCTAAACGTGTTGGCGAACAGTTACAGAAACAGTTTGACTTTATGGAACAGTCAAGTGCTTCATCAGGCATTGATTATAAATTTATTACCAAATTTGAAGTATTAGACGGTGGTAACGGTGCTAATGAACCAGTAGTTTTAGAAACATTTGAAATGTATGGTTGTTACTTATCAAACACTGACTACGCTGATGCGAACTATGCTACAAACGAACCAATGACAGTAGCATTAACAATCAGATACGATAATGCTATCCAAACACCAGCAGAAACTGGAATTGGATCAATCGTAGGCAGAACATTAGGTACTACAATTACCGGTTAATTAAGTTAATTAATCTTTAAAAAGGCCCTTTAAAATCTGGGCCTTTTTTTATGGATAAATACTATAAATAATCGGAATTAATTTATGGCATTCTTAGGTGGAATTTTTAATCAGTTTCTTAACCAAGTAGGAACCGGTGATGAAATACATGATTGGCAACATGCCTCACGGACATTTGTTGATGGTCTATATCGACTAAGTCCTAAAGTTGGTACCACGTATCATGTGTTTATGGATTTAAATCCACAAGTAGCCGCTGTAGATACTAATAGTCAAATTGAAATTGGTATGATGGCTAAGCAAGTTGACTTGCCTAAATATTCTATTTCAAGTAAAACATATAATGCTTACAATAGAAAAAACGTTTCCCAAGAAAAAATTAATTATGATCCTGTAGACATAACATTTCATGATGACAGTGCTGATGTTGTTCGTAACTTCTGGTATGGGTACTATTCGCATTACTACAGAGATAGTGATCATCAAGAAACAATTTATAACCAAGAACACAAATATAAAAAGCGTCAGGAACAAAATTGGGGTTATACACCACTAAGCAACACAGGTACACCAAGTTATATTAATGCTATCAGGATTTATAGTTTACATCAAAAATCATTTAGCTCTTACTCATTATTAAGACCAACTATTACTAGTTTTCAACATGGTCAACATGCTTCTGGCGAGTATGTTCCGATGGAACATAGAATGACTGTGGCTTACGAAGCAGTACACTATGCTACAGGTCCTGTAAATAATGGAACTGTACTAGGATTTGCTGATATACATTATGATCACAGTGCTAGTCCTTTAAGTTCGCTAGGTGGAGGAACAACAAGTATATTAGGTCCAGGTGGCTTAGTAGATGGTATTGGCGATAGTATTACTAATTTACAAAATGGCAATTATGTTGGTGCGGCCCTAGGCGGATTTAGAACATTCAACAATTTTAAAGATGCTGATCTTAAGTCAGTTGCTAAAGGTGAATTATCGCAATTAGGTAAAGATATAGCAAGAGGTAAGAATCCATTAAGTCCAGTATTTGTTCCTACTGCTGGTGATATTAATAATGGTATTTCTAAAGCAGTCAACGCTATACCAGGTGTAGGAGGTAGATCTAATAATATTAATTCTCAAACAGCACAGATTCCTTCAAGTAACCAAGGAATGATTAAACTCTAAAGGTAGATTATGGCAACAAACGGAAACTTACCGCCAAAGTCGGACATTAATTCAACAACAGAATATTTTAATAATTATTTTGATGAACGATTTAGCACGAGTCCTAATATTAATGATGCTATCATTGGGTATTTTCAATCAGTTACCGGTGACGCTGATACAGGAAAATATTTGGCCACTACAGTTATACAAACAGCGTTAAGTCAAGGCCTCGAACCAATGTCTTTAGTTGACGAATTTAGAACACTCAAAGCAGGAAGAAAAATAGAACAAAAAACACCTATAGATGAGTCAATGATTAATAGTACGTATGCTAGTTATGATGAAATTCTAGCAAACAAAAATACACATCCAGTAGGGCAAATATTTTATGTTCCAGGAAAGAATGTTTTTTATCAATCTTATTATATTCCGGTTTCAATTAATCAACCCTTGGACGTACAAACAGAATTTTTAGGGCAAACGTTTGACGCAAATACAATTACTATACAAACACAACCAATTTTAGCTGGACAACAATTACTCGATGCAGAGTATGTTGAAACAGAAATAGTCTATTTAGAAGATGATATTCAATTTCCTGTAGCCAACAATGATGTAGTTGACTCAATTGGTAATGTACAGTTGCAAGAAAGTCAATCAGTTTTATCTGGCGATACAGGTGTAACATATAATATACCAACTGATGTTGAAAATCCAGACGAAATTATTGTTAAAAGTTATTTAGATCAAGCAATTGATATTAAATCTATTAGTAACTACAGAGCCGAAAGTATTAGTGTAGGCAAT